CTAAATCATATATGTTCTAGGCCTAGATTCAATGTAGTTAATGGTGACATTCGGAATCCTGCTCACATTCAACCATTATTGAAAAATGCAGACTTTATTATTCCATTGGCAGCATTAGTTGGTGCACCATTATGTAATAAAGATATTGTTGGTGCAGACACTATCAATAAAGAAGCGATCTTTATGATGCTTGATAAGGTATCTAAAGAACAAAAAATAATTATGCCTACAACTAATTCGGCATATGGTTCAGGTGATGAGAATAATTTCTGCACTGAAGAATCACCACTTAATCCTATCTCTAAGTATGCTATTGATAAAGTTAAAGTAGAAGAGGTGTTGATGCAACGTGAGAACTCAATCAGTTATAGGTTAGCAACTGTTTTTGGTATGTCACCACGTATGCGTACTGATCTATTAGTAAATGATTTAACTTATCGTGCAGTGAATGATGGTTATGTGATTATCTTTGAAGGACATTTTAAACGTAATTACATTCATGTTCGGGATGTGTGTGATGCATTCATTCATGCCATTTATAATTTTGATACAATGAAGAGTCAAATATATAATGTAGGTCTTTCATCTGCAAATGTGTCTAAACTAGAACTGTGTGAGATAATCAAGAAACATGTTCCTGGTTTTACAGTTATTGAAGGAGAGATTAAGAAAGATCCAGATCAGAGAAACTATATCGTTTCTAATGCCAAGTTAGAAGCAACTGGGTTTGAACCGATGTATACGTTAGATGATGGAGTTGAAGAACTACTGAAAGGTTATAAGATGATCAAGAACAACATCTATGGTAATGTATAATCCAATAACATCAATGGTAACACAAGCAGTTTACATAGAACCCGAACACATGTCAAGCATTATTTAAGGTAAATTTATTATGGCTTCAAATCATTACGTAAACAATGCCGACTTTCTGGCAGCACTAATCAAGTATCATGAGGACTGTGCGAAAGCAAAAGAATCAGATAACCTTGAACCGAATATACCAAATTATATTGGTGAATGTTTTCTGAAGATTGCGGAACACTTGTCACGCAAGCCAAACTTTATTTCATATACTTACCGAGATGAGATGATCTCTGATGGTGTAGAGAACTGTATCATGTACTTCCGTAACTTTGATCCAGCCAAATCTAAGAATCCATTTGCCTACTTTACACAGATAATTTACTATGCCTTTCTACGTAGAATTATGCGTGAGAAGAAACAACTTTATGTAAAGTATAAAGCAACTCAACAGTTTGGGTTATTAGATGAAGGTGAAATGTTTGAGGATGAAAACGGTAACATGAAACAGTTTGAATTGTATGATAATATATCGGAGTTTATCCATAATTTTGAAGAGAATAAAAAGAAAAAGAAGGCAAAGAAGTCGGAAGGGCTTGAATCTTTCTTAGAGGATGATGTAGAATAGTAATATTGAAATTTATAATTAAAGGAAATTAAATGAGTGATTTAAATATGAATTGGGTTAAACGAAACTTTCCAGAAGATTTTGTTTTCTTTGATGTCGGTACTATGAATATGGATGACTCTGTAAGTTTAAGGCGAGTTATGCCAAAGGCAAAAATATATGCCTTTGAAGCCAACAATTATTGGTTGGAACATAATACAAGACGAGCGGTTGATTATGGTATCAATTATTTTCAAACTGCGGTTTCTCATATTGATGGAACAATAAAATATAACCCATCGTTGACTCAATATGGTAATGAACATCCTGATTCTGGAAGTATTTTTAAAATAAATCCTTCTAATCAAGAAGGTAAAGTTTATGGTGAAGAATATGATGTTAGTTCAGTTCGTCTAGAAACTTTTTGTAAGAGAATAAATGTTGTACCTGATTTCATTCACATTGATGTAGAAGGTGCCGAATTAAAAGTATTTCAAGGAGTAGGTGATTACAAACCAACATGTGTTTGGGCTGAGGTTGTTACCTTTGATCACTACCTTACTGGAACAAGTCGTGAAGAGTTTGATAATCTGATGCGTGATCTAGGTTACAATAAAATCTTTGATGGTTCACGTGATTCTTTATATTGCTTACAGGGATTTAAAGTGACACCTTATTAATATGAAAATATGTGTTCTTGGTGATACTCATTTTGGAATGAGAGGTGACTCATTAGATTTCCATAAATACGTAGAGAAGTTCTATACGAACATATTCTTTCCATATTTAAAGAAACACAATGTTACCACTGTGGTACAGCTCGGTGATTTATTTGACCGTAGGAAGTTTATTAACTTCAACTCATTATATCTATGCCGTGAATATTTCTTTCAGAAATTACAAGAATATGGTATACAGTTCATTACACTGTTGGGAAACCATGATGTCGCATTCAAAAACACCCTACAGGTTAACTCATCACAATTACTTCTAAACGAGTATGACAACGTTACTGTATGTGATTCTTTTACTACATTTAACTTTGACGGGATTGATGTTGATATTGTGCCTTGGTTATGTGATGATAATGAAGTTGAAATCCTTGATAAGATAAAACAAAGTAAATCACAAATCTGTTTTGGTCATTTTGAAATTGATGGCTTTAAGATGGATGCAGTAAGTGTGCATGAAGGTGGACTTAAAAAAGATAAACTATCCAAATATGATATCGTTTTGAGTGGCCACTTTCATCACAAATCTGATGATGGTCACATCTTCTATGTTGGCACACCAAATGAAATCACGTGGATTGATTATAATGATCCACGTGGATTTCATATCTTTGATACACATACACGTGAGATGGAATTCATTAGGAATCCATATCGCATGTTCTTCAAAATAAATTATGATGATTCGTTAGAAAACGTGGCACAACAATACCGAACATTTGACTATTCTGTGTATGAAGGTGCATATGTCAAAGTTGTGGTAGTAAATAAAAATAATCCATTTCTATTTGATATGGTAATTGATAATCTATACAAGGCAGGTGCTGCCGACATTTCCATCGTTGAAGATTTTACCGATCTGAACGTTAATGCCGATCAAGACTTGATTGATCAGGCAGAAGATACGATGACGATTCTTTTCAAATATATTGATAACTTGACATTGAACGTAGAAAGTGATAAACTTAAAGGTCTTATGCGTGAACTTTATGTTGAAGCACTCAATACTGAAACTGAATGATACTATTTAAAACACTCAAGTGGAAGAATATTCTCTCCACCGGGAATCATTTTACCGAAATAAAACTGAACAGTAATGCCAACACATTGATTGTTGGTTCTAATGGTTCAGGTAAATCAACCATGTTGGATGCGTTGTGCTTTGCCTTGTTTGGTAAAGCATTTCGTAACATAAACAAACCTAACTTATTAAACTCAATCAATGGTAAAGATTGTGTAGTTGAGGTTGAGTTTAGTGTAGGTAATAAAGAGTATAAGATAGTTCGTGGTATCAAACCAAATATCTTTGAAATATACCAAGATGGAATTCTAGTTAATCAAGATGCCGCATCAAGAGACTATCAAGAATACTTAGAACGATTTATTATCAAACTAAACTATAAATCATTCACTCAGATTGTTATTCTTGGTTCAGCATCATTCGTGCCATTCATGCAGTTATCGGCATCAGATCGTCGTTCTATTATTGAGGACTTGTTAGACATTCAAATCTTTTCTACTATGAATAGTTTAGTAAAAGAAAGAATGAGTATCAATAAAGAAAACACTACACTCAAGAAAAGTGAAATAGAATTAACTAAACAACGGTATCAGTTGAAGAAAGAATACCAAGATAAACTCAACGAAGATAAAGATGTAAAGGTAAAAGAATATGAGAGTGAGATACAAAGTTGCAGAGAAACCATACGCACCCTATGTAGAGAGATTGACGATCTGGAGCGACAGAAAGAAGCATATGCCGAACTCTGCAAGAAAATTCCTGAAAATGAAAAAAAGATTACTGCGCTTAAAAAAATTGAATCTAAAATTGAAAGCAAGATATCCGAAGTGGGAACAGATAGAGAGTTCTATGAACACAATGCTGATTGCCCAACGTGTAGGCAGGCCATTACCGTGGAGTTTAAAGAAGGGCACTTGGGCAACCTATTATCAAAGGAGCAGGAACTTGTTAGTGGTCTAACAGAACTTCAAACAAAGATATCAGAACATGAAACTACATTGGTTCAATTACGTTCTGATGAACAGACACTACACACAATACGAATTGAACTTGCAACCAAACAAACTGGTAAAGCAGGACTAGAATCAGTAATTGCAAAACTTCAAAAACAAATTGCAGACTTAAACAACATTCAAGAAGATGCTGATACAAATGAATTGGTGATATTGAAAGAACAGATAACAACAACAGAAAATGATCTAAGAAATTTGATTGAAGAGAAATCTTATTATGATACTGCGGCATCTTTGCTTCGTGATTCAGGTATCAAGACTAAGATTATCAAGCAATACTTACCAATCATAAACAAGTTGGTGAACAAGTATCTTGCTTCGTTGGACTTCTTTGTCAACTTCAACCTTGATGAGTCGTTTAAAGAAACAATTAAGTCTAGACACCGTGATGACTTTAGTTACCATAACTTCTCTGAAGGTGAGAAACAACGTATTGATATGGCATTGATGTTGACATGGCGTGCAGTGGCTAAGTTGAAGAACTCATCCAGTACCAATCTATTAATACTTGATGAGGTGTTTGATTCGTCTTTAGATACTACAGGTACAGAAGAATTGATGAAGATATTACACGGTCTTGAGGATGTAAATTTATTTGTTATCAGTCACAAAGGTGATATACTTCAAGATAAATTTGCAAACACAATTAGATTTGAGAAGGTAAAGAATTTTTCAAGGATAGTAAAATGATAGAGATAAGTGGATACATGGATAGAGATCGTAAATCGGTCGTATTCCTGGAAGAAGAAACGAAAAAATATATTGTGAACTGCACTGATGGTTTTGGTGCAAGATATACAGCATCTTTTGTTAATTTAGAATCAGCAGAAAACTTTGCTGAAGAATGGGTACTAGAAAAATGAGTGAAATACTAACGATTGATACCACAGCAGGCATACAAACAACAGAAAAGATTGATCCATTACCATTATTTGGTGAAGATTATCCAATGTTACTTACTGTAATGCCAGAATATACTGGTGGTTTTCCTAGTCCAAGTATGGTAACATTATCAAAGCGATTGAAGATGACCATGAAATTGTATGGTGGTATTGGATTATCTGCCAATCAATGTGGAGTGTCAGAAAGAATGTTTGTTATTGGCACAGATGAATTTCAAATGGTTTGTATAAACCCAAAAGTAATAAAGAAATCCGAAACTGCCGTTAAGAACAGAGAAGGTTGCCTTTCTTATCCAGGTTTATTTTTAAGTATTGACAGACCAGACTGGATTGATGTAGAATATACAGATGAGTTTGGTAATACTAAAGAAGGTAGACTTGAAGGTGTAAGTGCTCAATGTTTTCTACACGAACTAGATCACTTAAACGGTATCAAGTTTGTTACTTATGCCAAACCAGTTGCGTTACAGATGGCAAGAAAAAAACAAAAGAAAACCGTAAAAACAATTGTGAGAAAAGCAAAAAAGAATGGATGAGAAACAGTTTGTAGAGGAACAATGGGTCAAGTGGCAAGATGAAAATCCTGCCACTTCTTTTAACAATGTTAATATTGATGAACTTCGTGAGAATCTTATTAAAGATTTGACCTATGTTTCAGGAATGGATGTTCGTGAATACACCTTGTATCAAAAGTGGTGTGAGGTACACCAGAAATATCCTGCGGTTGAAATTAATGACCTATGGGAAGGTTCTAAATTAGTTCTTGCTGACGAAAATCAAAGACGCATTCTTGCCAAAGTTAAAGATAATATTTGGTCACCAGAAAGTGTAGATGACTATCTGAATCTACAACCAGAACTTATCTATTGTAATAAAGAAGATGATCTTCCTGAAACTTGGAATGCCATTCGTACCTTTGTATCTACGATGAAGAACAACTCCAATATCGGTCGTAATCTAAATTTCATCGTACAAGATAAAGTTACCAAAAAATATCTTGGTGTTATTTGTATCTCTTCTGACTTCCTTGATTTAACACCACGTGATAACTTTATTGGTTGGCCTAGAGAATTAAAGACACAAGGCAAGATGATCAATCATACTGCCATTGGTTCTACTATTGTTCCTTTGCAACCTCTAGGTTATAATTATGTTGGTGGTAAACTACTAGCATTACTTTGTTTATCGAATACAGTACAAGATTTATGGAAGAAAGTGTATGGCGATACCTTGGCTGGTGTTACAACAACATCACTTTATGGTAAAACAAAAGCAAATGGTTTATCACAGTATGATAACTTAGATTATTGGAAACCAATGGGGTTTACTTCTGGCTCAGTATCATTTGAACCAGAAAAACAAACACGATACCAAGTACGTGAATGGTTAAAGACAAACCATACACGTAAATACTTTGAATGGTATGCCGCAAAGAAAGAATCTGGTCAACCTCATAAACGTGACCACAAGAATCGTTCTTTGAATTTTACTTACAGTCAATTAAATATACCAAAAGAATTAATTCGTACTGAACATGCACGTGGCATTTACTTTAGTCCATTGTATGATAACACGAATGAATACTTACGTGGTGAAATTAAAGATGATGCACTAATCAAATCATTTGACACCAGTGTTGAACATCTAACACAGGTTTGGCGTGACAAACATGCCAAAGGTCGTATTGGTTTCCTTAAAAAGAAAAACAAAGTCTCCACCGAAACTTTGTTCTATGATGACCTAATATACTTATCTTGGGAAGAAACAAAGGATAAGTACCTATCACAGATCGGACGTTAATAATCTGACAACACTTGACAATCTCCTAGTTATATGCGATAATCCGTATATTGATTAATTAGGAGAAGAAGATGTCAAGTTTGCAACAGTTTGCAGAATTGCAAGAGTTAGAATACTACGCTGCAGTTTCCGATATCAAAAATGCAATAGAACGATTCGGTATAGATATAATTGCCGAGGCACTAGAGGATATCGGGTTGACAGATGTCCAAACCTCTGATATACTGGTTGTTCACTGATAACGGGATTGTCAAATGAGTAACATTCAAAATCAAAAGTCTGGTCTGGCCAAACTACTGGCGACCGAAAATCTAACAATACAACACCAAAAAATTCCTACCGCAGCATTTGATCCTAAAAATCGTGTACTATACTGTCCTATCTGGGAAGATATGTCAGGCGACCTGTATGACCTATTGATGGGTCATGAAGTTGGTCACGCCTTAGATACTCCTTCCGATGGTTGGCATGATGCAGTACACTCTATGGGTAAGAACTATAAAGGGTTCTTAAACGTGGTTGAGGATGCACGAATCGAGAAGCGTCAGAAACGCCGGTATCCAGGTCTACGTTCATCATTCATCAAAGGTTATAA